TGTATCCGGTTCCCTACGGTACCGGCGCAGAAATCGCGCTGTGGGTGGCCGTCAGCGTAGCTGTCGCCTCTGCTGCGTACAGCATCTACATGATGAGCACAATGTCTCAGGCAGGTGGCGGCGGTGCCCAGGCGGCCAGCGGAGACCAGATTGATCTCAACCCTGCCAAAGCGAATGCGGCAAAACTGGGTGACCCCATCCGGGAAATCTTCGGCAAATATCGCGTCTGGCCTGATTACGTCGTGCAGCCGGTGAGCCGGTTCGTCAACGAAACCAGCATGGAAACCAGCATGTTCCTGTGCGTGGGCGTCGGCGACATGGTGATTAACCAGTCAGACATTAAGATAGGCAATACGCCTATCTCCGCGTTCGGTACCGACGTGCGTTACACCCTCTATCCGCCTGGCGCCACGGTTTCCGGCGACACGCGCACTGAAAACTGGTTCAACTCACCAGAGGTCGGCAATACCGGCTCCGGTACCGCCGGGCTGGACCTAGGCTCAAGCGGACCGGAGACGGTCAGTATTATCGCTGATGCGCTGGTCGTGTCCGGGAACTCCATCACGCTCGTTGACGTATCGTCGTCTGGCGATGAGGAGATCCCGCCGTCGTGGACTGTCGGAACGGTCATCACAGTGCTGGCGCCTAACTCTTACACGGTCGTTTCGTCTGGCGGTTACAGCGTGATTTATGGAGGGGTGGAGGAACTGGCCCCCTCGGTAGGGTTGCCGGTATCCCTTAACTATAACGGCAACGACTATGATCTGGTGATCGCCAGCTACGCCCCAGGCGTTCCTGCGGTGCCGGGGGTCGGAGGTAGTGCCGCAAGCATCACGGCTAACGCTGCGCCGACGACCTACGATTTCAGTA